TGCGTCTTTGCTAACATTTTGTTTCATAATATAAGGTTTCCTTGATCCCCAAACATCTTTTGCATTGACACGAATAAAAGGTTTATTTGTTTCATTCGTATTGGGATTTGGCACCGTCACTATCACGTTTTTTCCTTTGGCGTATGCATCCCACTTTGCTCTAGACACATCAATAAAAGATCGATCCTTCTTTACTGCGTTGGTTGTCTTCCTACTAACGCTCTTACGTTCACCCTTCGAAACCTGCTGGTCACGAGACTTCTTTTTACCCATAGTATATTCTCCTCAATATATCTTGTATTTATATAACCTATCACACCTTATCAGGATTTGAACCTGACGCCGCTTCCTCATCTGCCATTGCTAATGCAGGATCGTATTCTTCTAGAAAGGTGTAAACAACTCTTAATGAAACACCAACATATTTTTGGTTAAAGTCCTCGCCATCAGGCTTGGTGGGGTCATGACCTGTCCATTCAAAATCTAATAGACCGGGATCACCCGTAGCAAGATTAGTTACCGCAATATATTCTTTAGTATCAGTTCCAAAATCATCTATAGAAAACATCTCTCTAAAACTATATGGTTTGGCATTTGGTTTAAACGCAGAAAAAGTCGCGTCCTCATGAATATAGATTGCTCGATCATCATCAAATTCTTCTATTGTGTGATATCCTCGAACACTAGTAATGGTATACGGTTCAATTTTTAATTTCCAACATAGTAGTGGTTTATTGTTTGCTACATCAGGAGAATAACCGTATTCAACCCCCACCTTTTTGGTTGGGTGAGGTTTAGCATCTTTAAAGTACAACAATTCGCTAGTGTTATTAACTCTGTAAGTAAACCCACCCTTATCAACAAGATTTGCCTTTTTAACTTCTCCAGTACTGGTAACTATAGCAGAAGAAGTTGGTGTTGCTACCGAAACCGAACCAGCAGTTCCGAAATTGGGGATTGCAAAACTTGGGGTTTCTCCAGTGGCGTTAAGGGCACCACCAAGTGTATTACCAAAGGAAGAAAATGTTGTATTCAGAGAATCACCTAAAGCACTTACAGCGGGACTCTTTGCCAAATCAACCATAGCGGTCACTGTTGGAAGTGTCACACTCTTAGGTACTGTGAAATTAAATCCTGCTAATGAACTTTTAACATTTACTGCTGCTTCGTTGAGTTCCGGTACACCAGCATTTAATATCCCCGCAAATCTGGCAGTGGCGGTTTTTAATTTTGCCTGTGTTGCTGGATTTGATACTGCTGCGCCAAACTTACTCGAAAGACTTCCTAGACTAGCAGTTAACGGTCCTAGTGGTAATGGTAGAGATTTACCATCTCCAAACTTTTTAATCTTTACTTCAATCTTTTCTACTGCTGCTTTAACATTCGGGTTCTCGATAATTTTAGATACTTCTTCTGCTATTGCTGCTGCCTTTGCTTGAAGAACTGCTGGTGCTTTCTCTATTGGTGCTTTAGCACCAGCAACAAGTTCCAAGTTAGGAGCAAGTTTACAAATATCAGGACTTCCTACACTCAAATCACCAAGAGCATCACCCAACGCGCCAACGGCGTCTCCTGCTGCTGCTACTACTTCCCCTAAAGCAGACTCCGCTGCACCAAGCGCATCTCCAATCGCGGGAACTGCTGCTGTAATTATTTTATCTAAATCTTGTCCTGCTTGAGTTAGTGCTTCACCAAACTCAGTTTTAAGTTTTATAGTAAGTGCTAAAAATTCTGGTGAACCGGGAATAAGACTTTGTAGAGATTTGATTTCTGCTTGCAAATTTGTTGCGGGTAAGGAGGGTAACTCTGGTACAAGGTTTCGTAAGTCTCCCTCTAATTCTGTCAATCCCACATCAAGTGCTGCTGACAACTCTGATGCTGCTTTATCCATCCCAGCAGTAATCTCATCCTTAATTTTATCGAACTGGTTCATCAACTTGTTGACATCTACATCTGCGCCACAAAGATTTGGATTTGAAATATCTGGCATAGGTTATCCCGCCTTTACATTGGGTGATCCAGAAGCAGACCTATTTGGAACCCAACTTCCATGACCACCTGTGGCATCATCTTTTCTATGAACACTAATACTATTAACAAACACAGTGGCACTCCCTGCTGTTGCGGGATCACCACAACTCGTAGTATCACCAATGCGAGTACACTTAGAACTATTCACAAACACATTCGGGGAACCAGTTTCATACGCAGTCTGGTGGAATGGATTAGGTGTAGGACTAGCATGACCAATATGACTATCGTCACCCACTCTTGTTATTTCCTTTAATGCCATTGTTGCTCCTATGGATTAATCTGAACCGAATTAGTTGCCGTTGGTGTATTAGTTTTTCCATCAGGTATAGCACCACCAGACCTTATTGTGTGTACTGTTTTCGCTGATGAATCCAAAGTTCCTTCAGCAAAGATTGTCATTGCAGCACCAGACTTTATGTTCAGTGTGCTACCAGACTTCATGCTCACAATACCGGAGACTGTTGAAAAAGCGAAGTCAGTCTTCGCGGTTTGCACCATAGAGGATAGGGTTGTAACATTAATATCTCCAACGACATTAATAGCAAGAGTTCCATTGATAGTTCTAGTCTCTTTACCCACAATGAAGTTGTCAACGTCTTCGCCTGTCCACCCTCGTACACTCTGACCAATAGAGTAACCAAAGTTCCCTGTAATCTCTTCTTCTCTGTTACCGGGAATACCTTCACCTGTAATGGGGTCTTTCTTTGCGCCAACCTTGATACGATGGTTCTTGTGTATCTTCTGAAAGAAGTTGCCTTCTATCTCCTGTATATAATCACCCTTGATGAGTTCACGAACAGAACCCTCTATTGTAATGTTCTGCGCCCCCTTGATATAAATGTTCTCTTGACCGATAACAATCTCATAGTTATCTTTCATAATCTTAATGGTGCGGGAACCATCAGGGAGTAATTCTTCGAAGGTGCCTGTTTGATGTTCGCGGTATAGACGTTCCGCGCCGGGGGAGTCATCTATCTCAGTGATATGACCAGACTCAGACTCAAACACATGGTTGTAAGGATATACACCGGAAATATATGGTCTTGAGTTCTCTGTAACGCCCTTGGGATTTGGTTCTTCCCAGAAACCGCGTTTTTCGGGACCGCCACCAGCAGCAAAGTTTGTTGAATCTACATCATTAGTATTTGTCAGAAAGGGTTTGGTTGCGGTAGGAATGCCTGATGCTTCTGATACGTCATCATCAGGTCCAAGTTCTGAAACAGGGTCACCACGAAGACGGTTATTACGCCTTCGGATAAGCGCGGAATGACCTTCAGATGCTTTACCTCTTGCTAATTTAGATGTGTCGGGTTCTCCAACACCATGATTGCTCTCACGGTCACCGGGATACGGACCATAGGTGGGTTTACCCGCATAGTCTTTTTGTTTTGCTCTTGCACCACGCGGATCATTAAACCCCTTACCGGAGTTAGCACCATTATCGGGTATACCCGGTAGAGTACCCATGACTATAGGTTGCTGGAATTCATTATCTCTAAAGAATCCAACAATCCAACTACCCTCAGTTATAAACGAGGGAGTATTACCCAATCCTTGCATGGAAGGGTCTGTAACAGGATGCATTACATGTGCCCAAGGAAGGTCAGCAGTTGCAATGTCATCATAGGACTCACTATGAAAACCTAAACAACGAATCCTCACCCTACCCAATTGTAGGGGGTCAATTCTGTCTTCAACTACACCAACAAACCAAGTAAACCCGTCATGCCCCATAAAATGGGAATGAATATCTTCCATTTAACATTATCCTTACATAGTATTTCAACTATTTATAAGGTCTTGCTTAATGAAGTTGCGGGTCACGCCCTAGTCTTTTATGATATGCGGGGTCAACCCACTCATACGGTTCCACATCGTACACACTCTGTGGATCGGCATTCTGTTGCATCATGAGTAATTCTTGGGCGTCGTCAGAAGTCAACTGATCTATGACAACATCTTTTTTTATGATACGGTATTTTAACATGGTGGGGTATTTAGTAGTTTATAACTTCTGTGGGAAGCAGATATTCCTTCTTATCCTTATACCCAGACACCTCAATATAGATAGAGTCTATAGACTTATCCTTTACAGGCACATACTTATTCAGTTTCTTCGACTTATAGAAGAAAACACCGTTCTCCAGCATCAAATCATCATACGAGTCCTTATCCGAACCAATCGCAGACAAAACGCCCGATTTTCGCGCCCCGTAATAATCTTCGTACTCAATAGTGTCACCGATATTCATTTTGTCGTATTCCTTATAGATATTGGAAGGTGGTGGATGTAATTGGGTCTTTTGCAGAACCCGTCCATCTTTCTGTAGTCGTAACTACACGAATGCGTCTCTCACCATCAGAGTTGGTATTCTCATAGTAATCAACCTTTACCGTCATGAACGGATCATCCTTGTTTAACAACATTTCTAAATCTTCATTTCCATTCTTATTGCGCCATTGAACAAACTCTTCAAGCATTTCTTTAGGGGTATTCTCATTCATTTCTTTCTCCTTATGTATTCAGTAGTAACGCAAATATGCTCAACCACACTGCAAACCCCATCATAAAGAGGCACAGAAGCGCACCCAGTATCTTAATAGTCTTTACTGGATGTCTGAGTACCTTATAGAGTATATACCCTGTAAGGACGAGTAGTGCGATTGCTAACAACATTATATGATCATATCATAGTTCGATGTATTTGTCAATAGGGAAGTTAAACTAAATGTCACTCAGTTTTGACGGGGGGGTGTTCTATCTGGTAAATGCGGTGTTCCATCCAAGTAGTCACCGAAGGGTCCACAGTTAACTCCAACGCTTGTATACGTTGCAACTCTATTTTATATACGATAAGACTTGACATGTCTGTGCTACTGATGTTCATATAAAAAACTCCTGTGAGGCGTGAGATGTTTCTCTGGATACTTATTGCAATTATAGCTTATGTATACGTTGTCAGTTTCGACCCCCCCTAAAGTCCTGTGACCCAGAGAGTTGGGGAGAGAGGGAATCGAACCCTCTGCTACATAACGCCTGATACGTCGCTGCTGTTAATCAGAGGGAACACTGTGCATCCCCTATTCAGCATTAACTCGCCAGACTCCCCATAAAAGAGAGAGCGTCAGTCCACCTTGCAATTCAGCAATATACGAAAGACCATTCGGGACACTCTCTGAGTATATCTTACTATATCACACCAGAACAGCTTTGTCAACCATATTCTCAAACTTATTCAACGCATCCTCATAAGAAGACTCGAATACCTCACTGTCAGAGAAGTATGAGTTGGGCTTAACCTCTATCTCATACCGATAGTTCCCATACGACCAGAGGTACATGGGAGTAACATCATCAAGGCTGCTCTTGCCTGTCGCACACAGTGTAGTCATACTATACCTCCCAGAACATCTTAGTAGCAGGGCACCACACAACTTCGATATCCGTACCCTGTACAGTCATCTTATCAGACGTTAGGGATAGGGTCATTACCGTGTCCCAAGCAAAGGTCTTCTTCTCTTTAGTCATCTCAGTCTCCTACATGGGAGAGACTAGCAGTGGCATATGCCCTAGTGGGTGGTTCCCACTCCAGAAGTCTCTCTCCATTATCTAATAGTACCATACGC